GAACTCATGAGCGATCGCATCGGAATGGTACTCACGATAGAACTGAAGAGCCTCATCAACTCGATCCTCGATCTGATCCTCATCGACGTTAATCTCAAGCACAGGTGCACCGAGATTTCGAAGGCAATAATCGATTAGCGTTTGTCTGGAATTAGGTATCATTTTCTTTTCTCTTATGCCAGAATAATGATTTATATTTGTCTCTAATTAAAGTTCCCATTTTACTGTCTACTTTTCGTTTTCTTTCCTCGTCTATTTTAGATACTGACATATTAGAAAGATTGTTATCTCTTATAAACGGAATCACCTGAACTAATGGAGTGCCTTTTTTTATAAAATATTCGCCAGGTTCGCCTGTCCAAACGAATGGTAAATTTACATAATTATAGTATGTATCAGTATCAACAACTCCATCAATAAGTTTAAACCTATTTTCAAAATGGTTTAAAGGTGATGTGAAAAGACAAGAAACGCCTGGAGATGTCGATATGATCCAAGGATTCATGAATTTCATTAAAGTTTTTCCATGATCTAAGGTTTCCGCAAGTGGATATCCTTTAAGTTGTTCATAATCATGATATTCAAGTGAAGTCGGCATTGGTAGATTAAATGGAAATTCTATAATTAAATCTTTTTTATCTACTTTTACATACATATCAGACCAAATGGGTATGATAAACCCTTGGTTCATAGACTCTTTGAGAGGAATGCATCTTTTACCAGTATTGCTTTGCGGTGACTGAGCTTTTCCTAAAGGCAATTTTTTAAAATATTCTGGGAAACATTTAGAAGAGGGCATTGGTGATGGAATGACATCAATTAAATGATCAGCGCAATGAAATCTCACATTAACCTTATTTTTTAAGACTGATTTTTTAAATAAATTCATAAACATCCTTTAATAACAAAACATGCGCATAGTTGGTTTAAACTGCCAGTTTAATTTTCCACTCTATAATCATATTATCACTAACACCTTTAATGCGAGATAAGTTTTCCAAATTTTTCCATGGTCTACCAGAAATAATTTCGTTAGCAATATATTCACCTATTCCGTTCACTTTTTGTAGATCTTCAGAAGAAGCTGAATTTATATCAAAAAAATCAGTTTCTATGTTGAATATCTTATCCATGGTATCTACACTAAAATTCAAAGATTCCATAAAATATATTACGTTTGAATCCGTTCTAGGAAATAATCCTGAATTTTCCCAAAGTATACGAATGTATTCGTTATCACCGTTTTCAACGAATTCTTTTACCTGATCATATAATCCTAAATTAAGTAATGACCACTTAAATTCTGCTGAAGGTAGTCCAGTGGTATTTCTTTGATATTCAATAAAAGACTGCCATTCTTGAACATCACCATTCCATATATAATTTATACCAGGCTTTGGTACTGGGGGATCCCACTCATTTGTTTTTTCATTATAAACCCAACCATCGTGAGGTTTGTTAGGAATGACTATTTCAGATTTTACTGGCAAATCTTCAATTATCCAATTAGAACCATCCCATTTTGCTCGTTTACCTTCTGGCACAACGGGTTCAGAAATATCTATGGAACCCGAAGGATATAAGTATACTCCAGGCTCCAAAGGAGATTCTTCAGCAAAGGATGTTCCCACAAAATATCCTTCTTCGTCTATTTGACAAACTTTTTTCATTTGTTTTTTTTCCGATCCTTAAAACTTTATACAGGCTAATAATGCTATGTTTCTCGGTCTAGTTTCATTGTTACCGGCACTGTTAGTATTAACACTAGCGTCTCTATGTCCTATAGTAACATCAAATCCTGCAGGGCTTTGCCAACTATTTGTACCTTGATTACCGCGCCATCTTTGAGCGCCATGACTCACTCCGTGACTATGACTCGCAAAAGAATCTGATTGAAAACTACCAAACGTTCGTCCTGAATCCACTCCGCGGCCATCATCCCACCCACGAATAAACTCTCCTCGAAGATCGGGCAAGTTAAACGTAGTCGATCCATCACCCGCGCCAAAAGTTGTGCCGATTTCATTAAATAACTCATTATATGTTACACGAGATACTTGAGCACCATTCGCTTTTAACCAACCTGATGGAACCGAATCCATTCCAAAGTACTGAATTGCTCCGATCGGAGTCGCATCAATATTAGATAACTCATCTACAGCATCTTGAAGTGTTGTAGCAATTAAACCACTTTGACTATTGTCATAGTTTATATCAACATTCTCAATTCTGAGATCGTCTGTTATAACAGTGGTGCCTTGAACTTTAATTACCATTGATTAAAATCTCCGTCACCTTAAAATTTTATGCATGGTAATAAAGCTACATTTCTAGGTCTAGTTTCATCACTACCGGCACTATTAGTGTTAATACTAGCGTTTGCGAATCCTATAGTAACGTCAGAACCTGCAGGATTATTCGTCACACTACTCGACCCTCGATTACCAAACCATCTTTGAGCATTATGACTTACTCCGTGAGTGTGACTTGAAAACGCATGACCTTGAGTAGAACCAAAAGATCTTCCGGCGTCTACACCTCTTCCATCATCCCACCCACGAATAAACTCTCCTCGAAGATCGGGCAAGTTAAACGTAGTCGATCCATCACCCGCGCCAAAAGTTGTGCCGATTTCAGCAAACAGATCACTATATGTAGTACGAGATACTTGAGCACCATTCGCTTTTAACCAACCTGATGGAACCGAATCCATTCCAAAGTACTGAATTGCTGCTACAGGAGTTGAGTCGGCTCCAGCTAACTCATCTACAGCACCTTGAAGTGTTGTAGCAATTAAATCATTTTGAGTATTATCATATTCTATATCAACATTCTCGATTTTAAGAGAATCTGTTATAACAGTGGTGCCTTGAACTTTAATTGCCATTGACTAAACTCCATCACCTTAAAATTTTATGCATGGTAATAAAGCTACATTTCTAGGTCTAGTTTCATCACCACCGGTACTGTTAGTATTAACACTAGTATTTTTATGACCAATCCCGTTAGATGTATTTCTAGATCCATTCCAATCTCTAGTGCCTCTATTACCCCACCACCTGTCAGCATTATGGCTGACACCGTGAGTATGACTTGAAAAAGCGTCACCCTGAATGCTACCAAAATTTCTTCCAGAATCTACACCTCTTCCGTCATCCCACACTCTAATAGTTTCGCCTCTAATGTCTGGCAGATTGAATGTTGTTGAACCATCGCCCGAACCAAAAGTTGTACCTATTTGATTAAATAGATCAATGTACGTGGTGCGAGATACCTCAGCGCCATTGGCTTTTAACCAACCAAACGGAGCAGAATTTTTAGCAAAATACTGTATTGTGCCTATAGGAGTTGCGTCAATACCCGTTAGTTCGTCTATAGCGCCCTGAAAATCGTTGGAAAGTAGTCCACTAACACTATTGTCATAGTTTATATCAACATTCTCAATTCTGAGAGAATCTGTTATAATTTCAGTGCCTTGAACTTTAATTGACATCTTCGACTATTTCTCTATTAATCGTCTTTTTGTTTATTTATAACTTGTGTTAGTTCTTTGATTGCTGATATCAAGTAAACCGAAAGTCCTAAATAGTTCACACTCTTCACTCCATTGGAAGAAGTTGTAACTAAGTGTGGCAACACATTCTCAAGTTCTTGAGCAATCACGCCCGATGAATGATTTCCGTTATCTTTCCAATCAAACTCCACTGGATTTAAAGACATAATCTTTTCAAGTGAATCTTCAATGGGATTTATATTTTCTTTAAATGCAATATCAGAAAGTGTATTATAGTTAGTCGCATTCAATGTACCAGTTGACGGTTGATAAAATAACTTTGTGTCTGATACTTGAACGGTTGACGGTAAGTTTCCACTTGTCGCATTCAAAAGAGAAGGGTAAAAAGAATCCGTTGATGTCACTTCGTTAACTATTTCTACACTTTCTTGAACATCAAGTCCAATTTCAACACCAAGATTCTGTCTTGCGGCAGATGCAGATGAAGCGCCAGTTCCACCATCGGCAATTAAAAGATCTACAATACCAGTGATATTACCACCAGTAATATCGACCGATGATGACGCAAAATTTGTGATACCAGTGAGTTCACCACCAGTTGCAACAAGATTTGTAATACCGATTATGGTACCGCCAGTAATGTCGACATCATCAGAATCTTGAGCAGCCATTCCAGAAAGTTCAAGATTCGCCTTGGCCGCAGTCGTATCCGTTAGATCAGAGAGATTATTTGATGCCTCTAACTTATTGTCAGCAAGAGAAAGAAAATTGCCATCAATTTCTGCGTTTGTAAGCGGAGAACCTTTTACTGTG